GAATGAAACCGCCGTCGACCGCGTCAAAGAATCCGCCGCAGGCTTGCGCGACATCGCGCGCCGAAGTCAGGACAACGGGCACGCGCGCTGCCTCGAAGTCAGCGAGCAGTGAACCAGCAGGCCCGCCGGCGTCAACAACCACGGCGCCAGGTGACCAACGCTCAACCAGTTCGCGCACACGCTCGACAACCCACGACGTGCCGCGCCTGTAGTCGACAAGCTCCACGTGCGTCAGTCCATCGTCGCGACGGCCGGCCACCGAGATCGCCGACCATGAACGGTCGAGTGAAACGTCGACACCGAAGCAGACGGGGTCGAGCATGACGCTGCCCTCGTCTTGGCACGCCGCCCACTGGTCATCGTTGAAGACGCCATCGGGCACGCGCTTAGGCCAGATGCTCAAGCGCTCCTGGCGGAACCAGTCGACATCGCCCGAGAGCGCGGCGAGCTCGCGGCCAATGTGCTCGGCCGAGATGCGGATACCCATCGCAGGGTTAGCCGCCGCCCACGCCTCCGGGTCGGCTGGGTCGGACTCGTCGGGTGCCGACCATTCGAGGTAGCACAGCGACGCATCGGTGCCAGTCAGCGCACGTTCGCGTAGGCCGCGTAGATGCGTGGCCTGATCGTCGACCGTGCCCGTGTAGATGACCTGCGGATTCGGCCGAGTCGACAGGACCGGGATCAGCGCCGACATGTCCTCGGCGTCGAGCACCTGGCACTCGTCGAGAATGACAACGTCGGCAGTGAAGCCGCGGCCGCTCGTCCTCGAGCGCGCCACGAATTGCAACCGTTGGCCGGTCTTGAGTTCGACGCCCTCTTCGCCGTGCGAGGTGCGGATATTCTTCACGCGCGATTTCAACGCAGGCGTGTTCTCAATGAGATAAACCATGCGGCGGAACGCTTCGCGAGCCGTCTTGAATTGATGCGCGCTCCACAGGATGAGCGATTCGTCGAGCATGAAAAGACCGGCCAAGGCGCGAGCCTCAAGCACGGCGCCCTTGCCGTTCTGGCGAGCAACAACTAGCCCAACCTCAAACGCTGACCACGTCCCATCGTCGCGGCGGCCTAACATTTGCTCCATCGTGAACGCCTGCCACGGGTCGAGCACTAGCCCAGCAGACGCGCACAACGCAACCGCGTCAGCGCCAGCAGAGTCACTTCTTGGCGGAACGCTTGACAGCCTCGGCAGCTGCACGCCTTGCTCGCAGGTCATCAATGAAATCGGCCTCCTCGGCCGGCCCCTCAGCCAGCGCGTCCAAAACCCCGACGAGCTGACGCGCCACGGAAGCGGCGTCACGAATCTCCGGGTCGTCGAGGCGCGCGGCCAGGTTGTCGCGGATCGCGGCCAAGGTTGCCGCGCGGTCACCCGTCGCGGCGGCGTCGGAAACGGACACGACAGCCTCCAGAGACGCGCTAGGGAGAGAAAAACTGCAGAGATGCGCGGTCAGCAAGATGACGCACAGAAAACTGACCCCCCACCCCCTAGGGCGCGGCGGTCACGGTGCGTCACCAGGTGCGCGAGGTTGAGCCCGTCGATGTCGGCGGCCGGCGGCGCTTGGTGCCGTTGCCGCGCTTTGAGTTGCAGCCATAGTGAGCGGCGCGAAGGTTCGCGGGCGCTGTCAGTGAGCCGCCTAAGCTGCGCGGGATGACGTGGTCTACGCTCGGCGCCCAGCGGCTGCGCGGGTCAACGGTGCGGTCGATGGGCTGGCCGCACAGGTAGCACAGGGTCGCGGTGGCGAGCACTTTGGCGCGGGCTTTTTTCCACGCGTGCGAGCGGAGGTCGTCGCCCTTACGTGCGCTCATGCGGGCACGAGGTTGAGCTGGTCGAGTAGCGCGTCGATCTTGTCGTCGAGGGTGGCGCGTTGCCCGTGGGTGCCGGGCTCGGCGGCTAGTCGAGTCTTTGTGTCGAGATGGTGCACGATGGCTTCGACGATGTCGTCGCGTGTGGTCATCGCGGCGCTCCCGTCTGCTCCATTCAATGACAAAGCCCCGCACGTTGGCGGGGCTGGCGTTGGTCTTATTACGACCTATCACAAAGGTATCCGCAGATTGACACAGAGTCAACCACTGCGCCGGCGCTCACTTTCGATGACGTCGAGCACGTCGCCCACGCGGTACAACGGCACCGCGCCTAGGTTGCCAGCACGAATCAATCGACCGCGCCTGACCCAACCTTCAAGGCGTTTACGACTGACCGTCTCGGTGCCAGTCTCGCCGATGGCGCGGGTCATCTCCGAGAGCGTGAGCAGTGAGTCACCTGCGGCTTCTAGCCGATTGCGTCGCCAGATGTACACATCGCGCTCGGTTGAGCAGACCTGGCAGCGCACGCTAGTCAAGCCCTCAACGGCGTACAGCTCCTCGCCGCACTCGCCATCATCGCCATCACATGTACCCGCGTACACGCGGTCGGCGGCGCGGTCGATGGCGGTGCGCGCCTGGCTGACGGCATAGCCGACCTCGTCGATGGCGGTGTGGCCTTCAGGATGGACGACGAGCCACCCGTGCAGATGCATCAGTGCCGCGGCCATGCCAACCACGGATGGCGACGGCAACGGCACGCTTGGGTGCGCGTCGAGCCCTTCACGTACCCACGGCCAGAGCGTGCGAGACAGCAGTTCGGCGGCGTCGCTGGCGTCCACGTTGTACGGCAGCGGTGTCTCGCTCGACCTCGGCCCGTTGCTTGACCCGCTCGCTGTCTGGCGCGACAGCGTGGTGTCGAGCTCGGTGATGATGGCCGGGATATCTCCAATGTTGGTGTCGAATCGTCGCCAGCAGGCCGGGCACGCGGTGCTGTTGTCGCCAGTTGGCATCGGCCGGCCGCACTTCTCGGCGGCACAGGTGCGCGTCTTTGGCGGTTGATGTGGACTCATCGTGGTCGCTCCTGGGTGTTGTGAGGACTCAATCGGATGAAATCTTCTGCTCTCTCGCGCGTGTCTACTACCTGTGGTTTCCCTCGGCGTTTAACCACAGGTCTTCGTTAGTGCGTTCGTCCGTTCGTTCGTGCATATGCGCCGCGCATATGCGACCCGCATGCGTCGCGCATATGCGTCGCGCATATGCGTCGCGCATGCTCATCGGCCTGCCTTGGGTGCTGGCGGCTCGTCGGGATGCCACCGTGCTAGTGCTGCTTTCTGGGCGTTCTTGCGGCGCTCAACTTGCTCTAATCCGCTCTGCTGGTACTCATTCCAGTCGTTGACCTGGTAACCGCCAGTCGTGTCATGCCACAGGCCGACGCTCACGAGTTGGGTGGCGAGGCGCTTGTTCGCGTGGATGAATGGAAGCGCGCCGGCGGGGATATAGCCGTCAGTTCCGTGCGTTCCTGAGTAGCCGAGGCCGCAGATGTAGGCCACAACGGCGGCGTGATTCTTGTCCTCGATGAGGTGCAGGACCTTCGGATTGGTCGCGAATTGAGTGTCAAGACGGACCCACGGCAGGCTCATGATGTGCCGACCTTGGCCCGTAGTGACGACTGAATGGTGGGCTGGCAGTGCTCGTGTGATGCCACGTGGAACGGTGTTCCTGATCCAGAGCCCATGAATGGGCGGGCTTCCCTGTAGTTGATCCACGTGTCGATGGACATGAAGCCGGGCGTCTCGCCTTGGTGCCAGAACGCGTAGACCGCCGCGTGCCCGGTAGCGGTTGCGAGCTCGTGGAGTGCTGCGGTAGATGCGTCTTCACAACTGTGGTTTCCGTACTTCGTGACGCCAACGGACTTCTTTGCTTCTAGCCATACGAACGTGTCACCAGAGCACAGCAGGAAGTCGGGCAACCATCGCAGAAGCGTCGGCTTTTGGAAGAGCGCACGGCGTGAGAGTGGCCCGAGCATGGCCTGCCCGAACTGCTCAACTTCCACGTTAGGAAGCGATGAGATGTAGGCGTGCACGCACTCTTCCCACTCGCGCCCTTCTCTCATGCGATCCACTGAGCACCACTAACGCGCTCAACGGCCACGGCAAACCGCTCGGCGTCGGCTTCAACGCCGATGAACTTTCGGCCCATCTCAATGGCTAGGAATCCGTAAGAGCCGGTCCCGGTGAACGGGTCTAGCACTGTGCCACCGGGCGGGCAGAGCGAGTCGATCAACATGCGGGCGGGCTCGGGATCCTGCTGCCATCGGTACAAGTCCTTGGCCCGTGCGCTTGGGTTGAGCACGTCGGGATGCCAGTCAATGCGCCCACTGGGCCATTCGCCATTGCTGTAGGCGAGCCACGGTTTCCATGCTTGCAGCGTGTGGCGGGCCAAGATGCGACTGTGTGAGCCCGGCAGCGGCTGGGAGTACATCCACCCGTATTGGAGATGTTCACCCAGGCGCGTCATTACCTGTGGCAGTTGAATCTTTCCGGTGAGCGCCACAAGTATGCCTTGGGGAACGAGCACTCGGCTGGCGTGCTTGGCGAGATCGCTCCACAGGTGCTGGAACTCTTGGGGATACGGCGGGTCTGTGACGATCAGGTCAACGCTGCCGTTTGGCAGTTCGGCGAGTCGGTCGCGGAAGTCGCCGACATACATGCGCCAGTGTTCGCCGGTTGCATCGGATGGAACTTCAGCCATGATGATGACGCGGGCGGTCTGCTCCTCTTTCTGCTTGGTGATTCTCTTGGCTTGGGCTTCGGCCGTCTTGAGCGGCAGCGTTCCGGCCTTGACGGCTTCAACGATGGGCACAACGTCGTCGTCGGTGTCGGCAAGCTTCTGCAAAGCCTTAGCGCGCGACACACTACGGCCGCTTACGCCGATAGCCTTCGCGGCCTTATCCGCAGACCACTTTGGCTCGTTTGACTCTCGCCCCGGGGCAAGAGTCACTTTGCTCTTACGCTGAGATTCCAGAACCTTCGTTTCGGCCCCGTACTGCTTCTCTACTTCTAGCGAGAAGAACGACAACTGGCCTTCTGTCATGTGGCGTCGGCGCACGTTGATTGAGACTATGTAGCCGATTGGGTCAGTGCCGGAGTAGACGACAAAGCGCGGCCGAACGGCAGCGCGGGTACAGGCCGCCAATCGGTTGCGACCGTCGAGCAGCGTTCCGTCTGGCAGGAGTGTGAGCGACTGTAGAAGTCCTTGCTCCTTGATGTCGTCAGCGAGCGCGACCAGCTCGGACTCGCTCAACATCGGGAAGAGCTCGGCCGCAGGATGTACCTGGCCGTTTGGCTTAGTCATACTTGGGTGTCCTTCTCTCGTATGGGTTGGATGGCACCGGCCCGCCGTCTGCTTGGCGGTAGTGGCGGGCCGGTGCGCGTGGCTAGAACGGTGCCTGTGTCGCCCACGGGTCACCCGCGGGCTCGGTCTCGCCAAAGCCCTTGGCCGACTCCGACCACTGCGACGCCTGGCCGCCCTTCGCTCGACGGCCGAACGTGTCGGCGATGACGGCTTTCCGGCTGCGCTTCTCGCCGGCCGGTGTCTCCCAGTGCTCATCGCGCACGCGGCCGACGATGACGACGCGGTCGCCCTTGTGGAGCTGCGCCGCGGCGTCATCGGCGACGAGTCCGAAGAGCGTCACGTCCCACCAGGTGGTGTCGACGTCTTCCCACGTGCCCGACTCGGTGCGCTTGCGACCGTTAGTGACCACCGACAGGCGGGTCAGCGTCTTGCCGTTGCTCGTGGTCTTGAGCTCAGGGTCTTGTCCTAGTCGCCCGTCGAGGGTGATGGTCGCGCTCATCCGTCTAGCTCCTTTTTGAGTGTGTCGATGATGTGGGACGCCTCGCTCTTTGTGAGGTCGTTGGTCGTCTCGATGGGTCGGCCGATGAGGCGGCCGAGCATGGTGTGCCCGGCGCCACGGTCCTTGATTCCCATCCCGTTGAGCGCGGCGTGCAGCGCCTTGAGTTGCGCGGGCGTGATGGGGTCGCCTGCTGGTTTCGGTGTCGGCTCGGGCTCGTCCTCGATGACTTCGGCGTCGACAATGTCGGGTTCGGCTTTGCTCGGTGTCGGCTCGTCGAAGTCGGGTTCGGCCACGGTGACGCGCTCGGCTGTTGGCACTGTGCTGGTGACCGCGCGGGTGCGTACCGCCGTGGTGCGTTGCGCGGTGGTGGGCGCTACGGGCTCATCGGCGCCCAGCTCTTCGGCGGTGTACTGGACGCCCGCGAGAATCTCTGAGCACGCGTTGCGCGCGCACTCGCTGATCGCCCTGGCCTTGAGCATCGCGTCTGGGTACTTAGACCACGTCGGGTTACTGAGCAGCCCGGCGGTCTTAGCGCGGTCGATTGTCCAGATTGCCGTGAACTCGAAATCCGGGTCGTCGTTGCGAATGATCGTGCACTCAGCGCGCTTGTCGTTCCCGCTCACTCGCAGGATGTGGCCCGCACGCCGCACGAGCCCGGCCATGAGCGCGGCGCTCGCGGTCGGCTTGCCCTTGATGACGGTGATGCCTTGAATGGCGGCCATCGGCGCGAGGTCGAGCGCCTTGCCGTACTCGATGGCAACCAGGACGTTGGCGGGCTTGCCGCGGTAGTCCATCGGCAGCAGGTCAGACGCCGCGAGGGCTTTGGAGTAGTCGACAAGTGCGGGCAGGTTGTCGCTCATGTTTATCACCTCGGACTCGGGACGGGGAGCGGCATCGGCAGCTCAATGCCGTATTTGTAGGCTAAAACCTTGATTGGCCGTTCTTGCACGTAGGCGTTCCACGCCTTTGCGATAACCGAGACCGTGGTCTGCTGTTTTTGCATTGAGTTGGCTGGCGCGTTGTAGTTAATCGCCCAACGCCTCAACGCATATGCGGGAGAAGTTTCGTCTAATAGCACGCCATCGCGCACGTCAGTCACAAACTCATCCCACATTTCGCCGCCGTTCACGGACGACTGAGAGACGACGAAGGCGACCGCCGCAAACTGCGCTCGCGAAATGCGAGTCGCTCGTTCAACCCTGTACCCGACAGTGCCGCAAACCGCCAAGGCGTCAGCGTGGTCTACGACAAACCTTCTGACCAGTGCGCTTGCAATCGCGTTGCCGGCGCCCCAGTTGACGTTTGGCAATTGGCGCATTCGCAAAGCCGAATGAGCGGCAGCCCTTAAAACGTTGGCATCCTTCACTCCTTGCATCTGAAGGATTTGACTATCACGACGCGGACCAGCGCCTCCTACGTCAATTACTTTGAAGTCTTCTGGGTCAGCATCGAACAGCACCCACATTTTGTAAGCAAAGCCGCTGCGAACAATTGCGGATAGTCGATGCTGCCCGTCCTGCAATTGGTTGTCTCGGTCAATGATAATCGTGCTACCTGTGGCTCCTCGAAACAGGTCTGACTGCATTTCGGTAACGATGCGCTGGACGGCTCTGCTGTTAAGTCGTCGATTTCTTGTGTTACGCGCCAACCACTGAGCCGCGATCTCCGGTGTTACCAGAACTAGCTCCATGCGTGGCGACGGGTGAATCGCGTTGTGCGAATTGATCTGCGCGGTACTCATGCGGGCACCGCCGTCAATGCCTCGCCGACGTAGGCCGCATTCGTCTCGGCCTCTTTCGCTACGACGGCGATGTGCCGGAACGCCTTCAACACTGACTCGTCGGCCTGCATCGGAATGACAGCCCAGCCCGTGCCGGTGATGTGAATGACCGCGCATCGGTCGATGTCAATCATGGGCTGCTCAAGGCCGTCAGCGTCGACGTAGTGAGTCGCGTAGCGGTAGGCGGCGAGCTGGTAGGCCGTGTCGGCGTAGACGCCCTTGCCGGTTTTGACGTCAAGCAGCCATGTCTCGCCGCCAATGGATGCCACGAGGTCGAGGCTTCCCGCGTAGCCGTACTCGCAGTGATAGACGACGGCCTCGACGAGTACCGGCTGCGGGTTGAAGGCGTCGAGAAACTCGACGTAGTGCGCCACGTGGTCGGCGAGTTCGGCCGGCACGTCGACAGGCTCACCGCGCACGAGTCGCTCGGCCAGGTGGTGCACCTCGGTGCCACGCTTCGCAGCGGCGTCGCGTTCCTTGTACGGCGCGCCCTTGAGCGTCGTCAACATGTCGGTCGGCTTCATCTCGGCGAGCTCTTCGCGGTTGTTGACCGCGTACTCGGCCACGGCCTTAATGCCCCACGGCAGGAGTGCGGGCTTAGGCATGCCCTTTCCAAGAATCGTGGTCACGCCCGGCACTTTCTGGCCGTTGATGTCCTCGTAGTGATGCGTCGGCTTGCCTCGGTAGGTCGTGTCAACCCTGCGAATCGGCCCCTTGTATTCGGTCATCTCTTACCCTTCTGGTTGTTGTTGTTGTGAAGTGTGTGGAGGTAATCGCGGCGCTCGGCGGTGACGTGCTCGGGCTCCTGCGGTATCGCGGCGAGCAATGCGCGCGCGACCTCGCGGGTCCACTCGCCGTCATTGCCGCGGTCGTCCTGTCGCGTCCAGCACGAGGGACAACAGGCGAGCCCGTCGGCGGCGAGCTGCTCGCGGCGGTTCAATCGAGAGATATAGCGCAGACGCGCAGGCCAGCCCAGCCCGTCCCAGTCCTGCGGCGTCATGACGCGCACCAGGTGCACAGGGTGCGGCCCTGCTCGCCGTACCGGATGATTTCGGCCTGGCATCCCGCGCACGGCCCAGACTCCTGCGGTCGTCGAGGTCGTGTCACCGGTAGCGGCGGCGGCGCGTCAGGCTCGCCAATAGGTACGGGTCGGGTGAGCCGATAGCGCGGCACCATCTTGCCGACGTTGCGGCCGGCGGTGTCGGTGCTCCTGACGTGGTCAAACTCAACGAGCACGCCGTCCTGGCGGAGTCGCCGGTAGGTGAGCCCGATCTGTTTGGGCAGTACCCATGCCGGGATGAGTGGCCGCACGTCGTTGGGATTGACTAGGCCGTCATGGGCGGCTCTCGCGATGGCGGTGCGGATCGCGTGGTCGTAATGGCGCGTCATTTCTTGCCGCCTTTCAGCTCGCGCACTGGAGGCACGCGTCGGCCTCTAATCCAGCCGATGCCGCCGGCGACGCCGTCGAAACCTTCATGAGGCCTGACCTGAAGCAGGCACCAGTCCTTGACGAGGCACGGCCCGCACACCTTGAGCCCTTCGGGTATGCGCGACACGCTTGTGAACAGGCGCGGGTCGTGGCCTTCGCATGCGGGCCGGTCTGCTGGTGGCACTGACCGCTCGCGTGCTTGACGTCCCGGCCGTGCTCCTGCGCCACGATTGCGGCGCGCAAGTTCGCGGCGGTATTCGACCTGTTCGGCGTGCGTCAGCGTGATGAAGTCGACGCTGCCCTCAATGCATCGCGCGACGGCGGTGAGGTCGAGCGCGCTCACGCGTCGACCTCGAGCCGGTCACAGACACAGACCGCGTCATCGACTCGGTGCGTGCACCAGGTGAGGCTTGGCAGGTGCTCGCTTGCGGGATGACCGCAGACGCAGCGCAGGATCACCGGGTGCGTCATGACTGGCCCTGCTCATCGGCGCGCACGGCAGCATTCACGCCGAGTCGGCTAAGTCGGCCTTGCCCGTTGGTGTACGACTGCCGCCATGCTTCGTTCAATCGGTCGACAGCCGACTCCCGCTCATCGGCGCGCGCGCGCGCGATGAGGTCGCAGAGGTCGCAGTCGTGGCGCGCGAGGTCGGGCATGTCGACCCACCGGCAGAGCGGGTCGTGTGAGCACTCGGGGCATGCGTGGCTCACTCGGCACCACCGAGGTCGAGCGAGTCGAGGTCGTCCTCACAGCACCGTGTCGAGCAGTAGTGCAGCGTCACGTCGCCGCCGTGGTCTTTGTCGTTGTGCTGGGTGAGCGTGAGCCAGCCCGCGCCCAGCGCACCGGGCGAGGTCGCGTCGCACACATCGCAGGAGTAGAGGCGCATCAGTACCACCCGTACTGACCGCTAGCCGCGCGGCCTTGCCAGCGTGACCAGGCGTTGCACGGCGAGCCGTAGGACTTTGAGATGTAGCGCAGACCCCACCGAATCTGCGTCGTCGTATTGGTGCGCCAGTCACGGCCTGCGCTCGACATCTTGCGGCCGGGGTGAGCCTGCGGGATGCCCCAGGTTGAGTAGCCGTCGGCGTTGTTGGCGTTCCAGCGCCAGTCGCTTTCGTGCTTCCAGAGTGCGATGAGACACGACCATTGCCGGGTGCCGTGCGGCGACGATGGGCGCCAGCCGTAAGGCCCAACCTGGTGCAGCGCCTCGGTCTTCGCCTGCGCTTGTGTGCCGCGGTACAGGTCGTGATGGATGGGTGCGGCGGGTGCCCATCCAACAAGCGCGGCTAGCACCATCTCGGCCATCACGCGTCGACCTCGTAACCGTCGAGCTCGACAAGCAACCGATGGAACGTGTGACCGCTCATGATGACGTAGCCGTCGCCCGGCGAGCCCTTGCCGGCGCGCTTGGCCCAGACCACGCGCAGCCATGCGCCGCGCCGTTCTCCTGCGGCCTCGGCCTGGGCGACCCAGTCGGCGAGCGTGTAGCGCGCCACGTTCTTGGCCTCAATGACGAGGTCGTCGCTAATGCCGACGATGTCGCCGCCGCCGAAGTCGGCGGAGCCGGTGCGACGGGCCTGCGGGAAACTCTCGGCGAGGAAGTTGACGATGCTCGACTCCCACGAGGTGCCTTTCTGGCGTGCGGCGCTCACAACAGCACGCCTTGCGAGCTGGCTTCGGTTACTCGTGCAGGCATTGCCACATCCACTTCCGGTCGCGCGAAATGCACGGCCCATCTGGTCTTGATGTCTGTCGGTTGATCGGTTCGTCTTGGGCGTCCATCTGTGTGTTTCCATTGCCACCCCCCAGCACTGCCCTCGTCTGTCCAGCCGGAGGCCCGGAGGCTGGCTCCGCCCTCACTGGGCAAGGTGTACGTCTGAATACGCCTAAAGCCCATTGACTTGGCCGCGCGAGCCGCAGCGGCATAGAGGATTGAGCAGGCGTTGTAGGTGCCATCTGTCGCCAATCGAGTGACCTCAGCGACGTCCCTTGGATGGCCGGCCAATCGAGCGACGGGCCTGCCAACAACGCACACTCCGCGAAGCAACCCTGTGCTGTCGCAGCACCCCAGGCTGAACCTGTGACCAATGGCCGGAGCGTGATGGCGATGCATGGCCGCGATGAAGTCGTTGGCTTCGCGCAGTTCGACGGGGACAACCACAAGATGTGACGACCGCGTCACGTGAGTGTAGGCCGCGCTCATGCGAGCGCCTCGTCAAGCGCGGCGATGAGGTTGTCGACCTCGGGCGCCGACAGGAACATCGCGTCGTCAGTGGTCGCGTCGACGTAGTCGCGCACGCGCTCGACAGCCCAGCGAGCGACCTCGACGTATTCAACCTCGGTCATGCGCGGGACCGCGGCACTTCGCCTTGGACGCAGCCGCCGTAGCACGCGCCGCCGCGCATGATCGGCGTGCCGTCGTCGGCCTCGTCCTCTAGCGCACCTTCGCCGCGACACGTCGGACACATGACCCACTCAATTGCCGGCATGACTAACGACGCGTAGCCGGGGTGCCGAGGTCGAGTGGCCGCGCGGTCGAGGTCGTCGGCGAGGTCGGCGAGTGCGTCACTCATAATGCGGAGTTGGTTCGCGTAGCCGGTCACCTTGACCTGGCCGTCGATGAGTAGTGAGCCGGTGGGCGCCTTGCTTGGGTCGCGGCTGAAGGACACGTCGAATGGCAAGACGAGCTCGACGGCCGCCATCAGAGTGACCAGCCCGGCAGGCCGACCTCGGCGGTTGCCATGCCGACGATGAGGCCGACCAGCACGACCAGCACGGTGAGCGCCACACGCCCGCGTGATGTGAGTCTAATTTTCGTATTAGGTCTGGCCGTTGTACCTATTGCCATGGTCGTGCCTCTCGGGTAATGCTGAGAGGTGAGGGGCACTCTTGCTATCGACCGCGTAACACGCGACTACGTGTTACTGGTGGGTAGCAAGTCATTGCTACGGCAAGGTAGCAACGATCCGAGCCCCTCACCTATCAGAAATGGACTAGGTGATGTCTCCAAGTATTACCGCGCATGTGAACGCGATAACACGCAAACACGCCAAGGCATCTAAGGAAGTTTGCATACCACAGACTCCACAAGATGTGGCGCCAGACACACACAATGTGGAAAACAAACTGCTACTTGCAAAAGTGGCGCCACGTAAACATCCGAAAACGCCCCCCCCCCCCCCCCCCGATTTCGTCTATCGCATCACACCAACGCAGGCGCAGACTCCGACTACCAGCCGCTCTTCGGAGGTGGTTGAAATGGGGGTCGTGATGGCACTAGCAGCACCGACAAGGCCGCCAGGCGCGCCGGCGTCAATTCAAGAGTGCATCGATGCGCTCACGCATTTCCGTCTAGTGCGCGGCCATTCTGCGCGCACCATCGCACTGGACACATGGATACTCGGCGCGCTGCCGTGCGTGCCGCAGGAGGTCACGCTCGCTGACCTTGAGGCAATCGTTATGCGAAACCGTAACGCGTCGTCGAGGTCGACCTACGCCTCACGCCTGCACAGCATCTTCGCGGCGCTCCGCCAGATGCAACTCATTGACACGACCGTCGACACCATGCTGGCGCGGCTCAAGGCGCCAGCAGGCCAGCCGCGGCCACTGAGCGACGAGCAGGTCGACGCGCTACTCACCGAGCTGCCATCGCACATGGCCGACGTGGTGCGCTGCGGCATCCTGGCCGGTACTCGCGCGATGGAAGTGTGGACGATGCGCGGCGATGATCTTTCTTACGGGCACCGCGGCGCGGAGCTGATGCTGCACGGCAAGGGTGGGCGAGATGTCGCCATTCCATGCCACCCGCGGCTTGTGCAAATGATTAACGACTACGAGACGCTGGGGCGGTTGTGGACGCGCTGGTCGTCGCCGGCCGTGCTGTCTTCGGCGATGAGCAAAAAGATGGGCGAGATACTCAAAGACGAGTCGGTGACCTATCACCAGTGCCGGCACACGTTCGGCACGCGCGTGATGCGCGCGTGGGATAATGACGTGCTTCTGGCGTCCAGCCTCTTGCGGCACGAGAGTCTCAAGTCGAGCATGGTCTATATCAAACTCGCCGATGACCGGCCACGGATGGCCATCGACCGGCTAGCCGGATGACGGCACAACCGTACCCGAAACGGTACTAATCTGCCGTCCTAGATACGACAAAAGAGCCGCACGCGCAACCGGGAGGGGCGGGCCGGTTGCGCGTGCGGCGTTCGTGGGGGCTTGCGGTTGTTACTCGTCGTCGTCATCGTCTTGGAGGCTCGGCAGCTCGGCCTCAGCGAGCATCCCGCGGTGGTGCCAATACGGGTGCACTGTGTCGGTGATGGTGACCAGCTGCTGCTCGCCCGTCGCGGGCTCTAGCAAGTCGACTACTACGACGTAGCCGACGACGATGCCCTCATATTCTTCCGAGTTCAGCAGGGCCTGCAAGAAGTCGTCGAGTTTGGCAATCATTGCTTCGCCCGCGCGGCGCGCTCTTCGACGACCAGGGCGTGCGCCAGCAGGTAGCCGACGCCGTCGACGATGTTGTCATTGGTGGGGTGCGGCGTGTGACACTCGCGGCTTATCTTGAGCGCCACCATCATGAGCGCGACCTGCTCGGCCGTGACCTCGACGCCGAGAATCGCGCCCCACATCAGGCCGGTCCTGGCGAAGTCGTCGAGCGGGTGCCCGTAGGTTTCGGCGCGCTCGCCGGTGACGAGCATGGCGGCATGGCTGGCGATGGTCTGCGCGGTCTTTGACATTGGACCCCCTCCAAATATTTCTGAGAATCTTTGGTCAAAGTGTAGACACGACTACAGGAACGTGTAGAGTGTTCTACATAGCGACAACCACAACAACTAAGGGGTCGAAATGAACAAGAACCAGAGCACCGCAGCACAGAGGTCCTTCATCTGCTCACTCGCCCGCGGCCGGTCAATGGCTGACCTTCAGGTCATCCTCGCCCCCGCGTTCGCGGTCAACGGGAACGCCTTCAACACGATGGACACGCTGAACCAGAACGTCGCGCGGCTTACCAAGACGACGGCGTCAAAGGCCATCGAGCTGCTCAAGGTCGCGGCATGAGCGCCGCCACCGTCACGGCCGCCGGTTCTGGCTGGCTTGTGGAATGGGAGCACGACGAGGACGGCCCGCAGGTGCTCTACACGCGCGACGAGGCCAAGGCTCAGCGCGTCGCCGATGCCGTGAACGCGGTCTCAGCATGAGCGCCCTGCCCGCCGTGCGCTGCCCGTGGTGCGCGAAAGAGCAGCCCGCTAACGCCAACCTTGCGCTCGTCGGAGTCGCCACGCAGTACGACGACGAGTCGTGGCGGGTGCGCGCGATCAGTGAGCGCGGCGTCAGCGACCGCGAGTGGCTCGTGGACGAGGTCGCAGACTTCGTGCCGACCACGACATTCGTCGTTGAGGGTGAGGGTGCGGTGGTCATCATCGAGCCCGAGTACATCGACGACTGGGCGCTGATCGCCGACGAGGCCGGCAAAGCGCTGGCCGATGCGCGCGAGCGGCTCGACCTCGCGACGCGCGCCGCCGAGATCGTGGTGCGCTGCGCGATTGAGGACACCATGAGCGAGGTTGAGGTAGCGCGTCGAGTCGGAGTCGACAGGATGACAGTGAGGAAGTGGCTTGGCAAGTAGTCGAGCCAAACACCGGGGAGTAAATGCCTAGGTGGTGAGCCGGGCGGCCTCACGGATTCTACGGATTCTGTGAGGCCGCTCGGCTTTCGTATCCGCCAGGATACTATTCCGCGCGGTACTAACGGATGCCGCGCATGGGCACGGCCGCGCTGCGATTCTTCCCACGCATCAAAGTCCCGCACGCATCACAGCGATAGGCCGGGTAGCGCGTCACGGCGGTGACTGCCGAGCCCGCTGGACTCATCGCCTCGCTGCCACAGTTGGTGCAGACGCGCGCGTCGTCGGCGCCATAGAGCCCGTAGTTGACGCCAGAAATCCACGGGCGCAGCCGGTCGAGGACGCCCTCGAGCGAGTTCGGCCCGACGTCGCCCATATTGTATTTCCGCATCCGTGCGCGCGCTTTCTCGTCGCCTGCGATGCACGCTTCAGCGTCGCGCGGGTTGTACTTGCCGCGCTTACCTGGCAGGCCAAGCCGCTCGCACAAGTGCTGAAGCGACGCGCTCGGGAAACCGAACTGTCGGCCCACTAGGTGCATGTCAAGATGCTTGAAGGGTGCTGGCGGTGGCAGCTCGGCCTCAACCCACGCCGAACGCATCCACGGAAGATCAGCGCGCCCGCCGAAATAGGTCACGACGATGTCGGCCTCATCGACCAGGCGCCACGACTCGCGCGCGAGATGGTGCGGGTCATCGGAGTCCCATGACGCGTGGAACTCGGCACGCCGCGCGCCGTGCCACTTCGCAGCGAAACACAGCATGACCGGATACCGCGTCCAGTTGCTCACTGGCAGGAATCCGCCGCGCACGCGCTGGTCAAAAATGAAAGCTTCGCCGGCTCGGCGCTCAATGTCGATGAGCAGCACGCGCGGGCCAGCAAGCGCCGCGACTAGGTCACCCACAAGTACACTCGCCTCGACGATGACGCGACAGGGTTGTGCTAGAGATCTGCACGTTGATTGATGCCAGTGCACGACTGATAGCCGAGCTGGGCTGAGTGCTGGCAAACGCAGCGAGCAGCGACTCGCGGTCGGCGTCGTCAAGCGCGGCAAGGATTCCTGACACCGAGCAAGTCGGACCCCTGCGGCGCGCGCCCTCGTTGCCGAGCGCATCGGCTAGCGACATGACCAACCTCTCGTTTCTGCTGGCCGGGGGATCGGCCAGCGTTATACGTCGTTGATATCGTCGCGCGTTATCACTCGCCAGAGATGGCAGAGAAAATCCAGCCCGGTCCAGATCGCCCAGGCGAGCAGCAGACCGGCGACGAGCAAGAGTCCTGCACTCCACTGCATGATCGCTCCCGTCAGTCCTGCGCTCTAGTGCGTTAGCGACCGAGCGCAACGTGCAGCTCGTGCAGCTGGTGCGCGGTCAGTTTGCCGCCGCGATTACGGACTGCGAGTAGGTGCAGAATGTGCGGAGTGTAGCCCGCCGCAATCGTGCCGTCAGGTCGTATCTTGAGCCGCTCACACATCGCCTTGAGCCACGCTTCGGCATCGGGTAGGCCAGGCGGTAGGTCCCAGTGCATCGGGTCGACGAACCGCGCTTTGTCGTGGTTGATCCACGCGCCGTCGTCGTAGTCGCTCGGGCCGTAATCGCCGCCCGCCCATCGCGGCCCACCCCACAGGAGTCCGGTGTCGTTCTTGATGTCGGCCATTGCGCGTAGTTGCGCGTGGCTCGCATTGAGCCGCGACGCGCCCCAGAGTTGCGCGCCTGCGCTGTCGGAGTTCAGATCGATGGCGTAGCCGGTGGAGTGAGAACTCCACGCGCCGCCGCCTGCTCGCGCGGGCCTGTAGTCATAACCCCAACACTGACCCTTGGCGAGTGTCTCGACCTCGACGTGCCAGCGTCGCGCGACGTAAGCAGCCACGCGCTGATACCACCCTTGGCGAATCGTCAGGCTGACCGAGGTGCCCGAGATCGGAACGGTCACGAGTCGAGGGTCAGACCAACCGCCAGTCAGGACGGGCTGGCCGTTAAGGCCGGTCGGCATTAGTCGTCCACTCCGTCGAGCTGCTCGTCGTGCTCGTGCTTGACCGGCGGTAGTGCGGCCTCGTTGACCAACGACGGGCCAGCATTACCGATGCCAGCGGAGGCGACCGAGGAGAGCACCGACAGGAGTGTTGCGGTTGCGGCGACGGCTAGCGCGGCGGTCCAGTCGACGGTGAGGACGGTGGTCTGCCCGACCGCGAGAATGGCGATCAATGATTGCGCGAGTGTTTTAATGGCGCGCTCGGCGGCGGCTTTAACGAATGACGTTGTAAACATGAATATGCGCTCCTCTTGTTATTGGTTACGAGCTAGTTCAGAAGTAGATGGACGCGATGCCCGCGAGGATTGTTAGTCCCGAGCCGATGAGCAGACCGACAAGCCAGCGGCGCGCCACCGCGTCGGCCGCATCGCGTGCCGTGATTTCATCCGTGCTGACCGTCTCGACCTCAAGCACGCGAATGCGCGTCTCGTGATCGCCGAGCCTGCGATCGATGGAATCGAGCCGCTGAACAAGCGCATCAACCTTGGCTTCTAGTCGCGCGACGGTTTCGGCGATCCGCAGCAGCAGCCCGTGCTCATCCATTACGGACCAACCCAACGCATCTGACAGATGGGTCTATTGCCACCGGATGCCGAGACGGTGACAAGCGCGTTAGTTCCGCAGCGTAGTTTGATTTCGACGTAATCGGTCGCGGCCAGCGGCACATAGCGCGCGAGCGTCAACGCGTAGTTGGCGCTCGGCGTTGTTGGAATATAGATCGAAGGTGCAGACTGTGCCATCTGTGCGCCGTTGACGAAAAGTGCCATCTGGAAATAAGTCACGGCGGCCTGCTGCGCCATCGCGATCGTCGCGTCGATGTGGTACGTCCCGGCCTGAGATGCCGTGATGCGCGTTGGGTTTGTGCTCGTTGAGTGCATAGAGCCGACGTTGGCAATTTGCGTATCCCACGACTGCGCGTAGTAGGTGCCAGCCGTCGTCAGTGTCGTGGTCAGGGTGCTGGAAAGGTACGCGTAGGGCGGGCTCGTAATCTCCGTCAGATTATTAGAGATATAGGTGTTCATGTTGGCAGCGGTCACAGTTTCGGCGACTGCCCACACGCGCGGCGTTGTCCAAGTCATTTCGTCGCCTCTCTCAGAACGCTAGGACGGTGGTCGAATTGAGCACGGAATATGTCGCGTCGCCGAGGACCCAGACGGTTGAGCCCGCGTCAATCTGTGTGCAGATAAACGCTCGGCGCCACGAGGTCGATGTCACCGTGTCGGTCATCCCGTCGACGATGAGGTCGAGAGTGGCGGCCGGCGTCGACGCGCTCGGCAAGCCGGTCACTTGGAATCGGTCGCCGACCTCGGCGGCGAGAATGGTGGCCTCGTCGACAATGGCCGCGCTGCTCACTAGGTCGACACTGATTCCGCTAATACGTGGCACGGGCTCGGAGTTTAGGTTGGCGAGGAATGCGGCCATGTCGACAGCCTGCGTATCACTCGAAAGGTAGACCGTCGTGGTGCTGTCGTGGGTGTCATACGCCGCGACGCTGACCGCGTCCACTGACCGCGCCGTGATACCGCCAGGGCGCGACACGGTCACGTCATTAACCACGGCGCCCATGTCGGTGGCGAAGCCCGTGCCTTTATCGATGGCTGTCGCAGTTACGGTAAACACGACAGCGGTCCCGTATCGCTTATTACGTGACGCGAGGCGCAGCACTCCCGAGCGGTCAAGATAAACCGCCGACGCTTCAGCAATGGCGACCTCGTTGGCCGCATCCAATAGTGAGCGGTCACCCACTGGGAACGGTGCCATATCTGCCGAGGTCGTGGCCGGCGACCCGTAGCTGAAGCCGTACTCGGTGGCCGAGAGTCCAGCGACGTCGGCGAGCCGCGTGAACTTCGCCGCCGATGTCTCGGCAGTGTAGACACCGAGCGTGTCACGCACGCGCGCGTGCTCGGTGATGCGCGTCGCTGATAGCGCGGTCGGGTAGATGCCGATGTTTGCTAGGCGGCCATAAAAAAGGCCGGTCGCGGTGCCAGTCGACGCGGCGCGCAGCGCACCAGCAGAGATCGACGCGCCAGTGATGATGGTCGCGCTCGAAGATGCGGTCGAGTAGGTGTCGGGCGTCCCCTCAGACGAGCCGTTGAGGAACAGTCGCACCGTGACCGTGTCGCCTACCCTCGTCTGCTTGACGAGTGCGTGATTCCAAACGCCCGCTGTCGCTGTCGTCGTGCCGGTCACAGTCGCGGTCAGGCTGTTGGCGGCGTCGGTGGTGGTGGCGACAAGCTTGTCGGTAGCCGAAAGTTTGAGCGTGACTAATGTGTTGAAAGACGAATCGTGGACGACGACAAGCCCGCGGGTGGCGGTGCCCGCGACTGCGGCTTGGAAGTAAACCTCAACGGTCTGCGTATTGGTGAACGCATCGGACAAGCCCGAGCCGGTGAGGTAATAGCCGGCCGTCGTCGACGAGGTCGTGAGCACGGCGCACGATTGGCCGTCAGGCCCTGGGCCTAGACCGGACTCGCCGAATGTCAGCGTCGCGGTGCCGACCGTGCCAACCGATGTGGTCGCCAACGCGCTCACTGACCCGTTGCCAGATTGTTCACCGGCCGAGGTCGACGCGTCCGAGTCGGTGCACGGCCACAACGCTGACGGCAGGTCGATGAGCTGCACGCCTCGTATAAGCCCAGGTAGTTTCCGTTTTTCGAGACGCGCCAGTCGGTCGGTGGCCGAGACGCGAACGGTCGGCCGCCACCCGTTATCCCAGCCGGTTTCGAGGGCCTCGACGTAGCCATACCAAAGGTCGACGTAAGGTCCAGCAAACGGGAAGCGCGCGCGCACGCGTACAGGGATGCGGAGCGCGAGCCCTGCTACCTGGTTGGTGCCGCCCAACGTGTAGCGGCCCTCGGTGCCCTGCTGCGCGCTGTTGTCCAGCGTGAATGACAGCGAGCCCGGCCGCGCCATTGTGTCAATACCCGAGCGGCCACGGTTGAACGTGACGCCCGCGTCAAGCATCACCGACGACGTGACATCGGTCCACGTAATGGAGCCGAGCGGCGTCAGCGGAGTGGACAAGTAGCCGAAGTCGACGCGCAACGCGTCGGGCAGTACCTGTGCCATCAGGCCAGACCCAACGCGCGACCACCGATTGATCGCTTATATGCGGCGAGCGCGGTGGCGATTTCTTTGCCGTCAAGATTGACGATGACCTCGGTGGTGAGCAGCTCGCGGTCAGCACCAGCGCGAGCCACCGCCGAATTGACGAGGCCACGTTGCCGGCTGATGAGTGGGTCGTATTCGAGGCGCGCGCGCTGGTTACCGATGCGACCCGACTCACGATCAACACTCATTGCGAGCGCCCGCAGCTCTTTCATGTCGGCAGGGCTGGAATCCAGCAGAGCCTTGGCGAGTTCGCCGCCCTTCTCGGGACCGGCGTCGATAATCTGCTGAAGGAATGAGCTCGGCAATCCTTTCTTCGCGAGCGTCCGAAGATTCTTGCCAAATGACTTAATCACATTGAGTTTGGCTTTCAGCCCAGCGATGACGTTGCCAGCGGTCGGCTTGCTCGTGCGCGCGGCGGCTTCCGCCTGGTCAAGGTTGGCAAGTGCGGCGGTGCGCTCGGCCGGTGTGGCTGCGCTGTTGAGTGCAGCCCGCGCGGTGGCGATGTCGCCCTGCGCCTGGCCGTATGCGCCGGTGTCGAACGAATTCGACAGCGACGCGAAGCCGCGCACGTTTCTGCGCGTCTCGCGGCTTTGCGCGGCCATGTCTTCGCGTAGTTGGCGCAGGCCCTGCTCAAGCCGTATGGCTGTGGCAGTGTCGCGCACAAATTGATTAAGCAACTGCTGAGGTGTCGACGCGACCGTGCCGCCCGTGGCGTATCGGTTGAGGGAGTTCAGATAATTAGTGCCGAGACGTGATGCGCTCGCGGCGTTGATCACAAATTCGCCGTTGCTGAGCATCGCGGGTATTGAATCCGACGTGTCGCTGCCCGGCCCTCTAATGGGACCGCCGGCGGCGTTGCGAGTGCGCTTGTTTGTGGTTCCTGGCGCGGTCGGGAAGTTGAATAGGCTTGAATCAACGGTGATAAAAACCGGCTCTGACAATTCCTCGAGGCGCTTCTTCACGCGAGCGATGCGCGCTAGCGCCTCCTCGTGCCGCTCAACCTTCACCGCGGTGACAACCGCGTCTGGCACCAGACCGTATTTCCTCGCGAGCGCCTCGGCTGCATCGGCTGTAAGCCCGGCAGCCTTGGCGGCGGCCACGAACTTCTCGCGCGCGCGCTCTTGGCTGGCGGCTATTACATCAGTGGATGCGCCCGCCGCGGTCTGCGAGGTGGCGACCTCGTCGGCGGCTTTCGCGATACTTGCTAGCGCGCCCTGAGCGGAGCGGCCGGCTG